CAATGCGCCAACTTGCTGCGGAGAGTTAAAAAGATAGGTTGTATTTCCAAGCCCAAGTTGCCCTTGACTATTTAGACCCCAGCCCCATAAAGTGCCATCTGTCTTAACTGCAATTGTATGGTAATTACCGCAAGACACATCTAGCCAATTTGTCAAAGATCCAACTTGTTTAGGAGACGAATAAAAGGTGCTATTACCTAACCCAAGAACACCGTAATCATTACCACCCCAAGACCAAAGAGTTCCATCAGTTTTTACGGCTATAGTAAATTTTCCTTTAAATCCACAGGAAACTTTTGACCAATTTGTTAATGATCCAACTTGTTTAGGAGAAGAGTAATTTGTTGTATTTCCTAATCCAATATTTCCATATCCATTTTGACCCCAGCCCCACAATGTGCCATCTGTTTTAATAGCCATTGCAGTAGTGTTGCCACAAGATACAGTTGACCAATTGGTCAGTGCGCCAACTTGCTTAGGGGATGAGTATTGTGTTGCATTGCCTAAACCAAGTACGCCATCCCCACCATAACCCCACGACCAAAGAGTGCCATCTTTTTTTACGGCTATAGCAGAATATCCAGCGCCCGCTATATTTAACCAGTTTGTAAGTGAACCAACCTGTTTAGGCGAAGAATAATTTGTAGTGTTGCCAAGACCAAGTTGCCCACCTAAATTATTTCTCCCCCAAGCAAAAAGATATGTTGGACTGCCAACAGGCCAAGTCCCCGCCGCAATGGCAGCGTTTACCTGCTGCATTGTCCAGATGCCTGAGTATTGGGTGTATGGGTATGAGACTGGCATATTAGTAAGCTAAAGCTGTAGTGAAATATCGACCACCTGCTGCCATTAACCAAGTAGTTAAAGCGCCAACCTGCTTGGGAGAAGAGTAGCCAGTCAGGTTACCAAGCCCAAGTTGACCATAGCTGTTATTCATTCCCCAGTCCCAAAATGTTCCATTTGTTTTAACAGATAAAGTATGTTGCCTACCACAAGCAACTGTAGACCAATTGGTTAAAGCCCCAACTTGTTTTGGTGAAGAATAGCTGGTGGTATTGCTGAGTCCTAATTGACCATAAGCTCCTGACCCCCAAGACCAAATAGTGCCATCAGTTTTAATGGCTACAGAATATATGTAACCACAAGCAACTTTTAACCAACTGGTTAAAGAACCAACTTGTTTTGGGGAAGAATAATAAGTTGTGTTGCCAAGACCGAGTTGCCCATTAAGGTTGTATCCCCAAGCCCACAACGTGCCATCAGTCTTTACGGCTGTAACATGAAATCCACCTACTGCGGCTGTTGACCAATTAGTTAATGCGCCCACTTGTTTTGGAGAGGAATAATTTGTTGTATTTCCTACGCCTAATTGGCCTTGAGCGTTATAACCCCAAGTCCATAGTGTTCCGTCTGTTTTAATGGCAGCAGAACAAGAATATGCTGAGTTGGAAAGTGAAACTTTATACCAGTTAGTCAGCGCGCCAATTTGTACAGGGGATGAACGATTTGTTGTGTCACCTAACCCAAGCTGACCGTAGTGATTACGGCCCCAACACCACAAAGTGCCATCGGTTTTATGCGCCATACTATATTCAGCGCCGCCATTAATACTTGACCAAGTGGTTAGACTACCAATTTGTTTTGGTGATGAGTAATTAGTTATATTTCCTAAACCAAGTTGGCCCCTACTATTGTCCCCCCAAGTCCAAATTGCTCCGTTTGTTTTAATTGAAATAGTATGATAGCTTCCACAAGAAATGGATAGCCAGTCAGTTAATGATCCAACTTGTTTAGGGCTTGAATAGTCTGTAACATTGCCAAGGCCCAGTTGCCCTTTATTATTTGATCCCCATCCATACAGGTTATAGGTATAACTAGGCGTGGGTGCAGCCAGAGGATTGAACCCCGGCTTCACAATACTACCTTGGAACATTTGTCGTAAAGACATACTTACCTTTTAGCTGATCTCTTCGTAGCTAATTGTATACGATATTCCACTTGCTGTTCCACTTGTAACAGAAATTGATGTGCCTTCTTGTAGGTAAATGGCAGTGGTCTTGTCCACCGCAATCAAAGTGGCGCTTGCTGGTACAGAGACAGTAGAGATGATTGGGTAGGCTGTTCCACCACTGGGGGCAGATCCCTGTGCTACAGCTCCATTAGTATAGATAGCCACTGTGGCATTCACTGCACTGGTTCCATTAACATTGGCGCATACAATCTGGTTGATTTTAAACACCTTACCAGAAGCAGCAGCGTTAGCTAATAGAACAACCGCAGTAGTACCACTAGGGGTGTAATAGGTTGTAGTGCCTAAGATTGATGTTACGTTTGTGATATTTGGATTTGCCATAATATTTCCTTAGAATCCCATAACCATTGCAAAGGCAATGGCTTTACCTGCTGACACACCTGCTGTACCCCATGTAGGAGCACCGCTTCCATTAGATAACAAGGCTTGACCCGTAGTACCAGCAGTAGTATACGCTATTGCTGTACCAGTTCCATAGGCCACTGTACCTGCTGTAGGGGTGGCTGTGGTATTAGTACCACCATTAGCTATGGGCAAAGTTCCAGTTACTTGTGTAGTTAAACTTACAGAAGTTACTGCTGGTACATAAGCAACTTGCCAAGCACTGCCACTCCACACCCGCATTTCGCTGCTGGTTGTATTGAAGTACAACGCACCTGTAAGCAGGGTGTTACCATCATTATCTACAGTGGGATTAGATGCTTTAGGGCCAAGATATCTATCATCAAAGCTATCGTAGCTAGCGGCAGCGGATGTAGCAGAAGAGGCTGCATTTGTAGCTGATGTAGAAGCATTAGACTCAGACGTAGCAGCATTGCTAGCAGAGGTGGCAGCAGCGGCAGCAGATGTTGCAGCAGATGTTGCACTGCCTAAGATACCATCAACATACAGCTTTGTTGTTGCGTCTTGGTTTGCTGTAGGGGTTCCAAGACCAGTAATCTTGCTTGTCCCCATAGCAATAGCACCCGACATAGTTCCGCCAGTTAAAGAAAGCTTTAAAGCACCAGCGGTATCTACATAAGTTTTGGTTGCTGCGTCTTGATTAGCTGTGGGATCTCCAAGACCTGTAATCTTTGAAGTACCCATTGCAATAGGGCCAGACATAGTGCCACCAGCTAAGGGAAGTTTTGTAGCAATGCTATTAGTGACAGTGGTTGCAAAGTTTGCATCAGCACCCAAGGCTGTTGACAATTCATTAAGAGTATCTAAAGCACCCGGTGCTCCATTAACAAGAGCACTGATAGATGTATCAACATAACCTTTGGTTGCAGCATCATTAGTATTGGTAGGGCTGGTAAGATTGGTAATGGTGGCAGCAGTGCCAGCATTCATGTTTAGCCCACCATTGATGGTGACATCGTTGAATGAGGAAGTGCCAGTTGAAGCTGTTACATTTCCTGTAAGTCCACCTGTAACAGTTCCTGTAACGTTTCCTGTAACGTTTCCTGTAACGTTTCCTGTCACTGCACCAGTAAGCCCACCAACAAATCCTGTGTTAGCTGTGATGGTTGTACCAGTGATGGCTTGTGCGCTAGAGCCACCAATTACAGCACCATCAATAGTGCCAGCATTAATGTCGGCAGTGGTAGCAATAAGCGAAGAAGCTGTAACAGTTGTACCAGTAATTGCAGCAGCAGTGGAATTACCAATGACAGTGCTATTGATCGTGCCACCAGAGATGGTAGCTGTAGTTGCTGCAAGTGTAGCAAGCGTTGCTGTACCAGCTAAATAGAAGTCTTTAACTTTGAAAGAAGAAGAGCCAATGTCTAATACATTGTTAGTGACAGGAACAATTAGATTGTTTTGAAAACGTACTTGCTCAATAGCGGCGCTGCTTACATTAACAAAGAGGCCAATTCTATTATTGGTAGAGTCAGTGACAACTTTGTTGTACCCATTGTCATCAGAGATGAGGGGAACAAGGTGTCCCTCAGCAGCCGTGCCATCGTGCCTATGTCCAGACGCTAGTGCAAATGCATCACGCAGCGCATTGAATTCATTGTTAATTGGTGCTGCTCTAACTACGGAGGTAGGTACGATATCAGCAGCAGATTGTCTAGTGTATCCTGTCAAAGTATTTCTCCTTAGCGTCTATCATTCATAGTGTAGTCAAGAACAAAACCTTGAATAGTGTGACTAGCGTTTGTATCAAGGGTGACATAATTAAATGCTATTGAAAATCCAGACCCCTCAATATTTGTTTTCTCTACTGGAGCTGGATTACCATCATAAATTGCAGCGGCATCAAAAACGGCTTCACCATAATAAGCGGCTGCTCCAGATGTTGTTATACTATAGTTGGCAGGATTAAACACGCCAACACTGTCATCAAAATCATATGACACACCGAACACAAGTGAGGAAGATCCTTCACTGCGTAAGTATGTAGTTATATTATAAAAGTTCTTTCGTATGGTGGGATCTTGAAAATAATAATAAGGTGTCTTGTAGACACTCAATATCTGATCACCATTAAAAGAAGTGCCTGATTCTTGTCTATGTACTTTACCAGTGCTATCCCCATGAATAACAACCTCATCTAATCCAATGTATCCACTAGAAGCACAGGTAGCGGGAAACTGATACAGTTGAGAATATTCAAAACCAAGGCCCGAATCTGTTGCTCTAAGTCCACCTAGTATTCCAAATGTGCCTTCCTGAGGTAGAAACATTCTAAACTGAGACTTCTTACGAACAACAATTGAACTTAATATTTCTGGGTCAATAGAACCAGCAGTTAGTTCATTAAGAATGGTAGTAATGGTGAACTGAATCTGTCTAGAGATTGTCTCAAGTTCAACGTCACCAATCTTGTTAGTACCTGCTACAGGTCTAAAGCCATCAGGGCCAAGAAAGATTAGATTACCACCAAGCTCAATAACACTATCAGGAACAACACAGCCAAGATTGTTCGTAACTTCATTCATAACAAAGTCTGCTATGCTATTACCAGCAAGACTCTTGATGTGGTTCTTACCAAAAATGTACAGAGTATCTCTAAACATCTTGATCTGTACAATCTCAAAGCCCACATTGATTACACCAGCACCATTAGCTGGACTGAAATCAGACTCAGCTAGTGGAGCAGAGAAGTATAGGTTGTAGGGATCTGTAGGATCTCCAGCAAGGAATAGATGATTCTTAAACGCTTCTGCGTACTTAGGCGAGTTAGGTGCGTAGGTATGCGTAATCTGCGTGTAGTTTGTGCCATCATAGATAGCGGCTGGGTTAATGCCATCCACCATCACAAACTTATCAGCACTCCAATTGTATTTAGTAAACCTTACCTTCTTGACACCTGTCATTGTGACAGTGCCGGGTGTGCTAATAGCTGTCCAAGCAGTGCCTGTCCACCGATAGAAATAGTTTGTACCAGCAGAGGGTGCTCTACAGGCAAAGATGCCAGCGTTTAAATTCTCTGCTATACATACACCAAGAACGCTACCAGTTCCTGTAACTGTTCCATATATATTTGTGTATCCACTTATTCTTCTGTAACCACCACTAGTAGAAGGCTCATAGTTAATAAGCTGTGTGGCAGATCCGGGCATGCTTTCGCTTTGAGACAGTACATCCCTGTTGGTATTCATACCACCAGCGCATACTACCTTATACCCTTGTATTCTATCTGCCATTTACGCCAGACCTAGTGCGGCTAACCAGCATGGTGGAACTCATGTACAAGGAATCATCAAGCAACAGCCTACGCATATACTTGATACCTTGATCGAATTTATCTTTGTAGATGTTAGCACCCTGCTCATTAGACCTAAACATTAGCATGTAGAACATAGCCCCGTCAATTACAACATTATCAAATCGTGATGGGACAATGCATTCGTCTGTTGCATTAGTAAGCTCAGCAGGATACACCCAATACTTATACTCAATAGTATAAGGATTATCAGGAAGAGGAGTAATACCAAAGCTATCTGTCTGTGTTAGGTAGACATAGTTTGGAGCAGTGTATGCTCCAGTACCACCAGTGTCCTCAACAGGCCGCCACACTTCGATGTAGTCTGAGTAGGAAAGGGGGTAGAGCTTCTTAGGTTGATTGTTGTATGTTGAGTTGTACTTCAGATAGAAGGACTGCCAATCAACACTAGATTGAAGAGTAGGAAAATCGTACACGCCTTGACCAACGGTCAAGACTTGTGTGCCGGTTGTTAGAGTGAAGGGCCACTCAGCGGCGGTATGCAGCAATTCCCTAACAGATGAATTGATAGCTTGCTTGGCTAGGGCTTGTACGTTCCTAGCGCCATCGAATTCGGTAACGTCCATAACGACTTCACCCATTCTACGCAGCAATCCATTTGTTAAGGTAATGTATGTAGACATATGTATAAAGAATAAAAGGGAGCGCCGAGAAACCCCAGCGCCCCCAGTATGTTAGCGATTAAGCCAACTGTTCACGGTCTACCGAAGCAGGGCCAACACGATCTTGTGCGTCTACGATGAGAGCAAACACACGAATGCTACCAGCACTCAGTGTAGTTGTCTCAGTAACCAGCAGCAAGTCCAGAGTGTCAGCAGACTTAGTCACGATAGGATATCCCGCAGTGGCTGGTGTTGCATAATCACCCACAGCAAGAGAACCTGTCACGCCAAAGGCAGACACATAAGCAGCGGCTGTTACACCAGTAACACCCAAGCTCACCGTGCAGCTTCCTGTCACAGCAGAGAGAATCTCAAAGCCAGCAGCAATCACAATGGATTGTGCGGGAATCTGGAGAGCTTCGATAACGTCAGCCGCAGCTAGGGCAGAGCCCTTGGCTGTAACAGCGCTAGCGAAGTTGATGGTGTTCTCAACCATGTAAGGACGGGAACGGAGAGTTACTGAGGGTTGCAGACCAGCACCAGCGGCGTTAGAGAGAGTAGTAATAGTTGCCATTTAGTTTCTCCTTAAGCGACATTGTACTTAGCAGTGGTGACAGCCTCAGGACGCAAGATTTTGCGACCATAGAGATGCATACCACGAACGATGTCAGCAAAGCTGTCCGTATCACGATAGGTTTCAGTCTTCGTGATTTGTTGGGCAGTAGCCACAGCAGCTTGGTGACCAGCAACGATAACGCCATAGTTGGAGTTTTGATTGCTAGAACCAGCAGTGCTTGGGCCTGTACCAACGCTGGGCAGGTTGTTAGACACATACACTTTGAAACCGTGCAGGTTGTTGATGACCAAGCCGTTTTGCAGACCAGAACCACCGAAGTCGCCATTCAGCAAGCGGCTGTCCTCATCCTTCAACATTTCGATGAAGACGGGGTCAACAACCAACCAGCGACCACTGGTATCAACAAGCTGTTGATCCAGCAAACGACCCATACGTGCAATCACTTGCAGAGGCGTAACGGTTGCAGTGGCAACAGTGGTTGCACCGGGAAGACGCAGGGCCAACGGAATCGAATGATCGCCAGCAGAACCAGTGGTAATGCTAGAGAAGTCACCCTTTTTCAGTTTCATGGTGGTCAACAGTTCGTCAGAGCCAGCCTCAGTCAGCGCCTTAGTACCGGGATAAGTGGTACGAACGGTGCTGGCTTTAGCATGCTTAGTGGCCTGTGCAAAACCAGACAGATAGCCTAGAACGTCTTGGTCATACTGGTCACGCAAGCGATAAGCTGCACGATCAGAAGCCATCGTCATGAAGTTGACATGCGAGTGAGCAGCTTCAATGTCATCAATCTTGAAAGCGTAGTAATTCGCTTGATCAACAACAAGTGTGAAGTCCTCATCATTCAGATCCTGAGCAGTGATCTGTGTGCCACGAGCATAGCTCTGCACCGACACTTCGGGTTCTTTGATGATTTTAACGCTGTCGCCCATGTTGGCGATTTCGCCGAAGTAATCATTATTAGTGATAGCCTCGACAGTCGATGCTTTACGGAATGCAAGTTGTACTTGCTTGGAATAGATTACCGGACTGAAGTTCCCGTTGGGTAGGTTGCCGTATCCGGTTGCCTTTGGAAATGCCATGATGTATCCTCCTATAGATATTGGGCATATAATTAAATACGCTTACATTACCACAGAGGCTGGTTTGGTTGGGTGTATATACTGCTGGGATGCCTCCCTTGGTATATAGGCCAATAAACTACAGGTAGTTCTGACAGTGTCTTTGTTTGCGTTACGTGTCACACTATACGGTTTGGACTGTTGCAAGCAGTGTAAAACCTAGTTTGACAAGGCCAGATAAATCCAGCCATGCCAAAGTTATAGCACTAAAAATAGGGCCGTGTCAAGCTTTATCGTGCTTTTCCACTCTTATCATAAATAAATTTACCAGATCGAATGGCTTTCGCAATGGCTTCTTGGTTAGCCTCATACTCATACGAAGTCATTTTATCCACAACTGATTCATAAAAAGTATCTGAATCGTTATTATCTGATGGGCTAGACCGACTAGATCTTGTATTCACACTTTCAGCCGCACCCTTATTACTAGAGGGCTTAGCCTTGCTAATCTTCTTGTCAGCCTTATATAGGTCAATGGCACGAGAAGCTGCACGAGCATCGGTATCATTCTCGTACAAAGCATTCTGCACCCACTTAGGCTGCTCTTCAGCCCACTCATGGAACTCATCACTATCCCGAATAGTAATAAAGTCAGGATGTGCCTGTAGCAATTCCACCTCTGCCTTCTCTCTGGCGCTCAGCTTTTCACGTTCGTCCAGCTCTTTGAATCTCGCATCGAGAGCTTGGGTTTGTTCCTTAGCTTTCTTGATTGCAATCGTCTCAACAATCCTAGCGACATCAGGATAGGTTGCAGCCCACTCAGCCAACTCTTCTTCACTCTTAGGAAGCTCAATTTGTTTGGTAGTTGACTGCTGAAGTTGGCGCTGGAGATCATCAATTTGCTTTTTGAATTGACCTTCAAGCTGCTGTGTATGTCTACGCAAGTCTCCATAACGCTTTTTAAAGCTGCGCTCTTCAGCGTTGGTGGGCTCTTCGTTGTTATCTTCTGGCTTACTCTCAGTATTTCTTTTTTGCAGTTCTGCAAGCTCTTGTTCTTCTTCCTTAATTCGCTCATCATTCGCATTACGGGCTCCAAAAGAAACTTTCTGTTCTTGCTTTTCCATAACCATATCTGTCATATATACCTTTAAAGTTGGGGCTGTGCTGTAGCCAACAAAGTTGGGGAGTCAGGTTAGCCAATAATGGTGGGTAATTATTTACTATCTTCCAGCCCACCACTGGAGTAGATATTATACACTATCGGGAAGCAAGCCCAGATTTTTTATTTGCTGTTTTCTTTTTGGGTTTAGATACTAAGCCACCTTTGGCAAAGCCGCCTCTGGTTCCTGTATTACCACCTCCAGAGGCATCGCCACCTTTACCACCAGTTGCTGCACCGCCACCGCCGGTACTGCCTCCTGAGGAATCACCACTATCTTTACCACCAAAGTTCATCCCACCAACAGTGACAGATCCTGTCTTGCCATCAACGCTAGATTTTGAGCCGCTGCCAGAAGTTTTTGAATCTCCTACCCTACTTCTTGAAGTAGTGGTGGTTATTCCTTGTTGTTGCTGTTGTTGTTCCAGCAACTGTTGCTGTTGCTGTGCTGGGTCTAGGGCAAGAGGGTTCAATGCATATACAGTTTTTTCAGTATCTGTTAATTTACTTTGTAAAGAATCAAGTTCAGCTCTAAAATTTTCATTCTCTTGCTTAACAGTTTCAATACCCCACTGTTTAGCTACAAAACCTAAGATGCCACCAAATGGGTTGTCTGCTGCAAGCTGTCCTATTTTTTGTTTAGTGCTGCTGAACGATCCATAAGAACCTGTGCCGCCTGTTCCAGACCCCTCTGTGCCATCACCTGTCTTGCCCCCATAGCCATCACCGCCCCCTGTTTTAACATTAGCTGTAGTTGTGCCTGTTGTATCTGTAGTAGTGGCAGTGGTCTTTGGTGCAGTCATTGCACCAGCAAGTTCTTGACCAGTACCTGCATATTCATATCCACCCGGAATTGGGATGGAAGGCTTACCATTAAAGAAAGTAATGAAAATCATTCTTCCTTCTTTATTCTTATACCCACGAACATCCAATGCTTGATTGGTGATAGCTGTTTTAGGAATGTTGTACTTAGCTAGGTAGTCTGTGCCGGGTTGTGCAAAGCCACCAGTTTCATAGTGTTGCACCATACCACCCTCAGCAAAGCCTTGGCTCTGTTCGTTGTCAACCTCTGACATCACCTCGTCAATGGTTCCTTCAAAGTCATCTTCATGCAAAGACTCTCCGTCTGCTACTTGATCAGCGTTACCCATCTGACCAATGTCTTCCATCTTTGAAAGACCTTCCTTAGCCTTGTCTCTAATCTTCATCAAGTTGCTAAGGCCAATGTAGCGTACAACATCAGCAGAGAAAACAAATTCTCCTTCACTCAGCTTAGCGTCAATGTCGTCTCTAACTTCAGCTTTCAAAGCTCCGGGAGGAACATCGTTGCCAGACACAGGGTCTGTTGTTCCACCTTGATCATTAATGCCGCCCTCAGCAAACAATCTCTCTGTTTCATTGTTGTACATCTATTTCATCCTTAAGATATTTAAGCTGACGTAAAGCAGCAATAGCGCCCTGCGCTTTAAACACATCAGCCATTTCAGTGGCCTGTTCTAGTTTTCGTTGATGCTGCTCAATGTTGTAGTCAAGCATATCAAGGAATGCTTGCCACTGATGAGTAGAGCTAGCTAGCCCTTTAAGCTTGTGGAGGTAGAGCTTGTTGTGCATTGCCTGAGAATCCTTGTTCGCCCGGAGCAGGTGCAGCACCAACTCCTATGTTTCCACCGCCACCACCTGACATATCTTGTACCCCCGGAGGGCCACCAGTTCCTTGCGGAGGCGCTCCAGCAGGAGGTGCAGGAGGAGCCGGTGGTTGGTTCTGTTGTAGCAACAGAGCCTGACGCATAGCCTCATCCATGTTGTTAGTCACCTTGTCTGGATCAAGATCCATAGACCGTGCAATCTCACGGATGATGTAAGGGAACTTAGCAAACGGCATGAGAGAAGGCTGGCTAGCAACCTGCAAGAACTGCATCAAGCGCTGGCTTCTAACTTCATTAGCCATGAGACTCTCAGTGCCTCTAGCGTTAACTTCTAAGTCTCCTTTGATTGATGGATCAAAGTCAAACTGCATGTTAAAGCTGAAGAATGCTTTACCCATCGGGGTGATGAGATAGTCATCAACATTCTTAATCACTGTCTTGATGGAGCCAGCAGCCGCATTCATCAACATGCTGATACCAGAGGCAGTGCGTCCTACACCAGAGACACCTGTCTGTCCATGCGAGAAGGAAGCAAGTCCTGTGGATTCATCAGCAAGCTGACGAGCCTTATCAAATAGCTGTAGGTTTTCTTGAGATACGTTAGGAAACTTAGTACCAAACAAAGACTGACCCGGTGCTCCACCTTGTCTGCGAAACACTTTGCCGGGGTACACTGACAAGTCTTGTCCGGGGACTAGGTTAGTCTCATCAATCTCAAACACCAAGTTACCAGACAGCACAGCATTGTCAACAGCCATACGCATGAAGCCATTCATCAGCGTCTGTGTATCATCCATATTCTCACCAATACCCACACCAGCAAGGGAGTAGGGATTCAGTTCATAGGGAACAGCGTAGTAGGGGATATGCGAAGGCTTGAATGGGTTTAAGACACAGCGTAAGATTTTGTCATTGCACCACCAGATGTTAGCCTGTAGCTCTCCCGCATCCTCATACTCAGCAGGAATCTCAATCTCATTTTCTTTCAAGATTTCAATATCTACATTGCCCCAATACTCCAGCACTTCAAAGCGATCAATCGCTGAGTTATTGGCGTAGTCTTTAAGATCATCTTCCCAATACTTCTTGACATAGCCTTCACCTTCACTAATAAGCTGATCAATTACTTTCTTGCGAAAATAAGGACGATTCTTAAGCTTACGAAGTTGGGAACGGCTAAGCTTATGACGCTCAATAACATACTGACAATCTTCTGTATTGTTTGCATCTGGATCCCAATAGAAATCCCAGATGGAAACATGGGATGCTTCTGGAATAGTTTTGATGATGGGCTTGTATTCACCATCTTCTGTCCAGTTTGGGTACTCTTTGTTTGTGGCAAATGGCCCCTTCATCACCCCAGTTCCAAACAGCGCCATCTCAAATGCTGTTGATCGTAGATGTTTGTTTGCTCCACTCTCGTCTAGTTGATCGTGGATTTTCTTTTCCATCTTCTTAGCCGCAACCATAGCGGGATTAAATGTGATGGATGTAGGAGTTACGCCAACGCCTTCTTTGAGATTCTTGATATCTTTAAGATCATCTTTCATTGGCCCAAGTTTGTCCATAAGAGACGTAAGGGTAGCTCCCGGTGGCAAGGGCTTACCATCACCCTTGTACCCAAACGGAGCAGGAGCAGCTCCACCCTTAGGTTCTTCTTCCTTAGGGTCAACGTATACGCTGTCTACAACTCCTTCAGCAAGGATGGTAGGATCAATGGTGAGGGGAAACTTGTTGTTGGAAAACAAAACATCAATGACTTGCCCATAAGCAGCAAGCACCTTAGTCTTTGTCACCTTAATAAATACACGAGACTTCTCAGTTTCTGTGAACTGAACCTCAGGACTGTACAGACCACGATAGTTTCTATACGCTTTTAGCCAACGAATCTCGTCTGTTCTGCGGTATGTCTCAGACTTCGTGTAGCGCTGCTCAATGAAATCAATAAGACCAGAACCCTCAGTGGAGGTATCGTCAATATCTTTAGCATCATCTAGAGCAAGCTCTTTAGTTCCTGTGGGTTTCTGTTCCATATCAATATCCAAAAGTTGGGTCTGCCATACGCATACCTGCATGCGAAGTTGTCAGAGGGTTATAGTCAAACAGACTACTCCGGGGTCTACTCATTATCCCATATCTAATTGCATCGTACAAATGATCCTCAGCCTTTGTATCAATATCCTCAGGATTCTTTTTATCCAGAGGAATGATGGGTAGCTGTGCAATTATGTTCGTACAGTTGCTAGTTATAACCATACGGGGCTCATCTGTAAACGTATCTATCTGCAAACGCTTATGAAGTTGCTGTTTTCCAGCTATGCGGCTACCAGCACTACGATCTGCTGGCCTCCAGCGGCATCCTTCTTGTATCATCTGCTCAGCCAACGAAGGGCCAGTGTCACCACGCCTAGCCCAACAGCTACTATCTAGCACACCATAGCGCATAGGCCCATCATTGACCTCTGCTGCCAGCACCATCTTCGCCAAATCCTTAGCCAACACCTTAGAAACGTATAGCTCTCTGTAAATCACTAGCTGATCGCTGGGAGATACAGCAAACCACACCACAGCACTGTAGCTTCCGTAGCCATAATCAGCAGATCTGAACTTAGTCCAGTTGCTGGGTATGTCAAACGAAGGAACAACGTGTATATGCCTGTTAAACTCAGGGAATGCTGCACCTTCTGCCACATCCCAGTTACCTTCCAGCAGTTGTTTCCTCTGATGCTCTGGCAAAGATAGCAGCATCGTCTCATAATCACCAGTTTCTGCCAGATATGGGTTATCTGCCAGCATTGCAGGGATGAACCTGCGCTTAAACAGGGGCTGGCCTTCCTTGCTGTGTCCTTTAGGATACGATAGCGTTAGACCACTGTCCAAATCTGTAGCCCAGAAGGCTTTCCCAGCCTGTGCTGGGTCAATAAACATCTTCTTCACCCAAGCATGACCGGGGCCACCGGGGTTGGTGGTGGCTCTCATGAAGATTGGCAGGTCAGAGGCAGGTGTACGCAAGCGAGAACGCATATAGTTCCACGCAAACGGCGTATGCCACTGTGTCAACTCATCAAAACCAATCCAACTAAAGGCCAAACCCTGATAACGCAGCACATCTTCGTCTCTATCTAGGTAGGACATCCACAATCTAGCCCCACTTGGAGCTTGCCATTGCATCTTTCGCTCACTCCACTTGATGCCGGGGTAGATCTTTGGATATATTTCCTGACTTTTCCACACCAGCTCACGCAATTCCTCTGTCGTGTGACGCAAAAGCAGCCCAGAGAACTGGGGATGACCCATGTAGCGCAGCGGATCAGCCAACATAGCGTAGCTTTTACCCCCACCAGCAGCACCTCCGTACAAAACCTCCCTCTCGCCAGCGGCTAAGAAGAAGGTTTGTGGCCCAGCATTGGGCTTGAAGATGATGTTCTGTGCTTCTATCTCATTCAATGGTACTTCTGGAGAAAGATTCTCTGGTGTCTCTATATTTTCCTGAGTGGAAGTAACCACTATCTTGGGCTGTTCCAGTTCTTTCTTCGTATTCTTCCGCTTTCCTGAGGGCTTTTTCGTACCGCTCGGTAAGCTTGCGGTAAGTTGAAGCCTTCCTCTTGTGAGATTGCTCATGTTTAATTCGTTTAGCTAAGCCTACGTGACTTATTTGTCTACCTGTCTGTGTCGAAAGCCATGCTGCTACTTGCCTCATGGAATACTGTTTAAGAAATACCTTAGCCTTTTCTAAGAAATCTAGCTCTAAAGGGATTGGTGCTAGCCAGCCTTCTTCGTCATCATCCTTATAACCGAAGGGTATGGTTCTACCCATCTTGGGTATCCTTACATATTCCTTCTTGTCAGGGGGCTGGGGCAGTATCCACTTACCTAAACCCAGTTCCTTCATTAGTCTTCCTCTTTGTCCTTGGCGGGCAAGATCATCACACCGTTAGTTGCTTCCACTTGAATCTTGTCAGTCTTGGCTAGTCCTGCTCTGTCCAACAAATCTTTGGCTGCATGCATCTTCTCTTTGAGGCCAAGCTCTGTAGGATCGTCAATACCACCCACCATAGCAATAGCAGCCTTAGGTGCATTCATTGCGATGAAAAGCTGGGTAGCCTCAATGATCTCTTCTTTAAGATAGTTGGTAAGCAAGCGCGTACTATAGCCACGAGAAAAGCCCGCCATCTCTTTCGCTTTGTTGAGATTGCCACCAGCCTCATCAAATAGTACCTCTAGAAATTTCTTATGTTGTTCTGATAGTTCTTTAGCCATGCTATTCCTTATGGGTTCACTGTAACGAAATCTTCACTAACTCTGATGGACACTGTGATGGCTGAGCCAGCACTAGCTAGTCCTCTAATCTTATCTCTTGGTGCTAAGTAGAAAGCATTAGTTAGTTGTAGCACACTGTTAGGTTCCATGCGTACAGTTGTACCAATGGCATAGTAGGTGGAAGACAGGGCTTGATACCAATCAAGGGAAAAAGTAACAGGTGCTGAAGATGTGTTACTTACAACGACACTTTCCACAGTGGATCTGAAACTTGTAGGTACAGTGTATACGTCTTGATTGCTGGTAGTAAGCACCAGCCCCACTGTTCTATTCTTATTTGTTGTAGCCATTATGTCAAATCATAGAAAGAGAGATAACCAAAAGCATCTCCTGTGGTAGCTCCTGATACAGTGCGGATACCTACTGTATAAACATCACTAACACTAGCCAAAGAATTACCAAGTTGCAAATCAAAATTGTAGCCAGTAGGGGCCGCAAGAGTTGCTCTACCTTTTGCTGAGGATGTGACATAATCTGCCTGTACAATGGTTCCACCTGTCATAGCAGTGGCTGTTACATCATAGTCTACGTTTGTATAGCTTCCTGTGACGTAAGAAGCACCTGTCAATGTTGCATTCTTAACCAGCACCACCTCGTAGTTCTGGTTTGTTGTTGGTAGTGCTGCCACCCTGTTAGGAAGAATGATAGCTCCTAGTCTGCTAGCATTAAGCCTGATGGATAACAAAG